AGCGACACATTCATAAACTTTTACTAATTGCATTGTTTCTGGGTTTATTTTTTGAAGGCGTGGTCCTAGTGTTGGTAAAGGTTTGTTGAAACCAGTTGTAACTTTGGTTTGTGATGAGTTTATTTTTTCCACGAGTTCCTTATTTGATTTTTCGAGATTGTCTATTTTTGAAGATAGCTTTTTTAATATAGAAAGCAATTCTTGCGCTATTCCATTTTCGTTATTCATATTTTGCATTTCAAGTTTTAATTTAAGTTGTTCATTTTCTAACTCTAACTTGTGTGTATCATTTTGATTGAAATACTTGAGGTTATTATTAATAATGTTTAATAATATTTGGTAAGAAACTTTCTTTCCAATTAAAAATAATTCTAACTCACCTTCGTGTCCAGATAAATCATTTACTCTAGAATCTATTATTAATTGATGTTCTTTTATAAAAGATTCAAAATCTTTGCTTTTATTAACGGCAAAGCAATCGAGCAATAGGCATTCTGGATATTTACTTTTGTGTTCTTTATAACGATTTGTAATTCCTATACGACTCTCGCCAACTTTTATAATATATTGACCATTATCAAGTGTTTTTACCTTTATAACATAAAAAATTGCACCTGCTGTTGCATATTCTTTTAACAATATTTTTTCTCTTTCCAAAATTTTTTGTTTTTCCAACTTTGCATCATATTCTTTTGTCTTATTGTCTTCTAATAGTTGAAATTCTGTTTTTTGTTGTTCAAGTTGCAGTTTTAGTTCATTACTTTCTTCTATTAAAACTTCCTGCAATATAGTTTCCAATTTGATGTAATAGTCGTGGATTTCATCTGCTTTTTTTGTTCCAGCTTTTAAACAAAATTTTTTGAAAGTTTCAACATTTAACATAATTATTTCTTTATTGTGACCACCTCTGGTATCATTTTTTGCTCCTCCGTTTGGAGGACCAATAATTATATTTTCTTGCTTTGCTCCCGAACCTTCAGGAGCAATAACTTTGTAATCTTTATTAATAACAAATAATTTTTCAATTAATCTTTTTGCATTATATTTTTGATTAAAACCTATCCATTTCCACACATTATCTAGATCAATTACAAAATCATTCTTACTATCATGTTTCAGATAACAATAAAAACTGGCTACAAACATCTGTTGTTCGTAATTGTTAAAAATTTTTTGCACCTTTTTAACTAATTTTGATTGATAATTACCATTTAATTTGGTAATTGGATTACTTTCAATAAGATTTACAATGTCTATGCTCATTTTTACGGATTATGATATTATATCTTAATACATCTCTATATTGTTTTTTGCTTTAATAATTAAAAAACAATTGTTTTAATTATTATATTATAAGAATAATATCCACACGATATATGGTGTTTAATTCGAGTACGCGAGACCTCCCATTCCCGACATAATTCTGAGCACATTATAGTTGGTGGCATAGACGCGCACCTTGGCGGTCTTGGTGCCCTCAACGGTGGCGTTGGAGAGCACAAGTTGGAGTGTGGCGTTATCAATGCGCGAGAAGTTGCAAGTGCCGCTGGGTTGGTGCTCCTCAGGGCGGAGAGCAAAGCTGTACACATTGATACCTTCATCGGGGGAGCGAGTGTGGGATTGGTAAGGTTGCACCCACGAGAAGTACGAGCCTTCGCGCTCAGAGAAGCGGTCTTGGCCGTTGAGTTGGAGCTTGGCAACAACGACGGGGTTTTGGCCCCAGCAGTGCATGTCGAGGGATGTCTCGGAGAGCACAAATGTGCCGGCATCGGACACGGAAGAGTTGGCGTTGTGGTTGGTCTTGTTAACTTCGTAGGGTTGTCCGTAATTGTACACGACTGTGGGGTTGCCCGTGATTTGCGCTTGGGTTAAACCGTTGGCAGCGAGCACATCCGCGCTGGCCTCGGGAACCGAAGGTCCTCCAAAGTTAGTCTCATTGTAAGGATCGTTGGGTCCGTGCCAGTATCCGGTAAATGTGTCAGGAATGTAGGCATCCATGGCGCCAGCGTCTTGGAAAAGACCATTGGCGTTGATGTAGTCTCCGGCAGCAACTTCCGAGGGGCCACCAAAGGCGTGAATGGCGTTGGGAAGAGCGTCAACCGCGTCCGTGTAGTTGAAGGGTTGGGCACCAAGAACTCTGAAGAGGGTGGTGTCGCAAAGAAGGGACGAACAGTAATCCACATTTTGATCAGGTTGAACAACCCAGATAAGCTCCTTCACGGGGTGGTTGAAGTTGAGCTTGATCTTGTTCGAAGACGAACCAACGGACTCATCACCAGTGAATTGAAGCTGGCTTATGAGGTACTCGTGGGGGTTTTGGGCGAAGCGGCGACGCTCATCAGTGTCAAGGAAGACATAGTCAACATACAAAGAGGCAGCAACAAGCGATTGGTTGTAAGCAATGGTGGCGCTCACGGTGGAGCCGGGGGTCAATTGCTTGCTGACTTCCATCGCTCCATTCACGGCACCACCAGTGTTGCAGCTCAACGATGTGACGGCCCACAAGCACTCATCAATGGGGCGAAGATCGAGGTTGATCTTGACCTCGTGGTATTGAAGGGCAATCAAAGGAAGGGCAAGACCGGGGTTGGTGCAGAACCAGAATTGAAGAGGAACATAAAGAGTTGTCTCAGGAAGAGCATTGCGGGGAGCGCACACTTGACGAGGAGCCAAGGAGTCGCAAGGACCGTCAACATCCGAGAAGGAAGGATCGGTGATGAAGGTAAGTTGGGTCGTGTTACCAATCATCTTGAAGTAGCCGCGCTGTTGCTCGGAGGTCATTGTGAGCTGGTTCCAGATGTGCATCCAGTCACCATATTGGCGGTCAATGCGTTGGCCACCAATCTCAACCTCAACTTGGGCGATGAGCTGCTCGCCGGGGTAATCCAACCAACGAGCGTACACGCTCGAGCTGGGGAATCCGTTGGCAAAAACAGCGTTGTTTCCCATGTATTGGTTGATCTCGGGAAGAGTAATTTGAAGGTATGTGCGGTAAGCAAGATCACCATTTCTGCTGATAATGCATGTAACGCGGCGGCCAAAATCGGCCTGTCCATTGAAAGTTTGCTCAATAGACTCAATCGCAAAGTTTGTGTATCTGCGGTATGTAACTTTCCAGAAAGTAATTTGAGGGTTACCTGTACATTTCCTCTACCTCATCTTTCGATGAGGATTAGACTATATCTTAAAAAGAATTCACATTTGATTTAATTTCAACTCAGCAAGTTCTAAATTTAACACAAATTCTTTCGAAAACCATTTAGTCGTTGAACCTTCTTCTTTAAACTTATCTATTTTTTTAACAATATAATTGACTTGATCTATGTCGACTTTTTTTTTAGATGAATTATATTTAACTGTTACTGGCATTAAATTGGTCCAATTCCAACATTTTAATTTCTCATCTTCATTTGTCAAATCAAATTTGCACACTGGTACAATGTGATCAATTGACCAAAAAGAACCATAATTTTCCCAATTCATTTCTTCTGTAAAATTATATTCAAACCATTCTCTTAAATACTGAATATTACAACCTATGTAATTCATTGTTGAATCATTTTTAACAAGAACCGTTCTTAAACGAGCAGCAATAGATTTTTTAAGTCTGTAATTAACATTTGACTCTCTTTCATTTCTACACCACTCTATTTTTTGTTCTTTTAAAAATTCAGGATAACAAGATGCACAAATCTTCTTTTTATAAAACTTTTTCAGTTTGGCAAAAGCTTTCAAAATCTTTTCTTCATTGCATTTTTCACATTTTGCTAAAAGAGTTTCTGATTTTTTTTGCCGAAGATTCTTCTTTCTTAATTTATCCATTTCATTCAAGCATTTTTTACAAGTTTTTGAATAAGAATTTTTACAGTATTGTCTATATTTATCAATTGGTTTGTTAGTTTCACATTTATCACAGATTTTTTCTATGGTTTCATTTTTTATAATTTCATTTTCCATTTATACATGTGCGCGTATTTTATTTATATTGTTTAAAAATATCACTATTAGTTGTAAAGAAGCTTGGATGCTCATTGCCCATTTCGATTAAATTAAAATATAAATTGTTCCAAATCTCATCTTATTCATTATTACTATACCCAAGTTTTTTGTCTTGGCCACAATCTTTTCACAAAGATTGCTTAGTAGAATAAGCTTTAGGGGTTTCAAGCAGTTTGATTTTCTCACTAGGGTTTTTCTAATTAAATGCATTTCATTTAATTTCCCTAATTAACATCCGTGGTACTTTCTCTAAAGTATAAAAAAGCATCCACAAAGGGCTTTATGAATATCTTATTTTTTCGATATTCCCCGATGTTTTTCTACCCTACAGGTTTTTAAGGTAAACATCCTGAGCGCCGTAGGCAACGAGTTGCATTAATCCACC